TAACCCATCCAAACCATCAGGAATATCACCATGTCCGCAATCGCCTCCATCCTCACCGGCGCCAAGCCCGGCCCCCGCCGCATGCTCGTCTACGGCACCGCCGGCATCGGCAAGTCGACCTTCGCCACCTGCGCGCCGTCGCCCATCGTCATCCAGACCGAGGACGGCCTCAACGAGATCGACTGCCACAAGTTCCCGGTCGCCACCTCGCTCGCCGAGGTGATGGCCAGCCTCGGTGCCCTCTACAACGAAGACCACCCCTACCGCACGGTGGTAATCGACAGCATGGACTGGCTGGAGCGCCTGATCTGGGCCAAGGTCTGCGCCGATCGCCAGGCCGCCACGATCGAGGACATCGGCTACGGCAAGGGCTACACCTTCGCCATCCAGCACTGGCGCGACGTGCTCGATGGGCTCACCGCGCTGCGCGAGCGCCGCGGCATGACCGTGGTGCTCATCGCCCACGCGCGCATCGAGCGCTTCGAGAACCCCGAGACCGAGGCCTACGACCGCTACGTCCCGCGCCTGCACAAGACGGCGTCGGCGCTGGTGTCGGAGTGGTGCGACGAGGTGCTGTTCGCCACCTACCGCGTCTTCACCAAGGCCACCGAAGAGGGCTTCAACCAGAAGCGCGTCCAGGGTCTGGGTTCCGGCGAGCGCGTGCTGCGCGCCACCGAGCGGCCCAGCCACCTGGCCAAGAACCGCCTGAACCTGCCGGATGAACTGCCGCTCGCGTGGAGCGAGTTCGCCAAGCACCTGCCCGCTTCCACCACCACCGTCACCCGCTGACCCAAGGACCACGCCATGGCCACCCTCAACTTCGACGCCAACCAGGTCGAGCCCACGTCGGGCAAGGACCCCATCCCCGCCGGCAAGTACGTTGCCGCCATCGCGGTCAGCGAGCTGAAGCCGACCAAGAACGGCAACGGCCAGTACCTCGAACTCGAGTACCAGGTGCTCGAGGGCGAGCACAAGGGCCGCAAGGTCTGGTCGCGCCACAACCTCCACCACCCCAACGCCCAGACCGTGCAGATCGCCCGCGGCGACCTGTCCGCCATCTGCCGGGCGGTGGGCGTGATGGCGCCCAAGGACTCGGCCGAGCTGCACAACCTGCCGCTGACCGTCACCGTGAAGGTGAAGAAGCGCGAGGACAACGGCGAGATGACCAACGAGGTCACCGCCTGGGCGAAGAAGGACGCCGCGGTCGGCGCCCCGCAGCAGGCCGGCGCCACCGGCGGCACGGCCACCCCGCCCTGGCTGCGGAAGGGCTGATCGATGCGCCTCTCCGTCGGCATCGATCCCGGCCTGCAGGGTGGCGTGGCCGCCCTCGATCCCTCCGGCGCCGTCGTGGGCCTCTGGCCCATGCCGGTGGCCGGCGGGGAGGTGCATGCGGCCGGCATTGCGGATCTGCTCCGCTCGCTGCGCTGCCTGGACACGCACCAGGACATCGGATGCGTCAGTCTCGAGCGGGTTGGCGCCATGCCCAAGCAGGGCGTCGCCTCGACCTTCCGCTTCGGCACCGGCTGGGGCATGGTGCGCGGCGTCTGCGCCGCCCTCGGCATCCCGGTGGTGCTGGTCATGCCCACTGCCTGGAAGAAGCGCGTCCTGGCCGGACTGCCCCACGACAAGGCGGGCGCCATCCGGTTCTGCGCCAGCCGCTGGCCGCAGACCGACCTCATCCTCCCTCGCTGCCGCACGCCCCATGACGGACTCGCGGACGCCCTCTGCTTGGCCGAGTACGGCCGCTCCCTGGAGCACGCATGAGCGACAGCACCCTCTACCTCGATGCCGGTGGCATCCGCCGTCAGGTGCCGTTGCCGGCTGCGCGCCACGAGGTGCCCGTGGGCGGCCTGCCGTTTCTGGCGCTGATCGCCAACCTGGGCGATCCCGGTTCGGTCGAACGCCGGGGCTGGGACAACCTCCTGCGCGTTCATGGCTTCCCTGCGGTGGTCCGTGCGACCGCGCGCTGCTACCACCAGGCCGACGAGTCGGGGAAGGTCACCAACGACCAGGCCCAAGCCGTGCTCGACGGCAAGCTGCCCTGCGGCCATGAGGTCATCCGCCACGCGCTGGCCAAGCGGCGGGCCAAGGTCGCCTGATGATCAGCCTGCGTCCCTACCAGGAGGCGGCGATCGATGCCGTCTACGCCCACCTGTCGGCCCGGGAGGACAACCCCTGCGTGGTCATCCCGACCGGCGGCGGCAAGGGCGTCATCGTCGGCCGTTTCTGCGCCGATGTCGTGCAGCGCTGGAACGGCCGCATCCTGGTCCTCACCCATGTGAAGGAGCTGGTGGACCAGAACGCGACCCAGGCGGGCCGCTTCCTGTCGCCGCTCCTGGTGGGGGTGCATTCCGCTGGCCTGAAGCGCCGCGACGTCGATCACCCGGTCATCGTCGCCGGCATCCAGTCGGTGTACCAGAAGGCCTGCGACCTCGGCCGCTTCGATGTGGTCCTGATCGACGAGGCCCACCTCATCCCGCCCGATGGCGAGGGCATGTACCAGACATTCCTGGCGGATGCGCGTGGGCTGAACCCGCACCTGCGGGTGGTCGGCCTGACCGCGACGCCGTTCCGCCTCAGGGACGGCTCGATCTGCGCGCCGGACAACATCCTGAACACCGTCTGCTACGAAGTCGGGGTGAAGGAGCTGATCCGCGACGGCTTTCTGTCGCCGCTGGTCAGCAAGGCTGGCAAGGCCAAGGCCGACACCGCGCGCCTGCATGTGCGCGGCGGCGAGTTCGTGGCCGACGAGGTCGAGCAGCTCATGGACGCCGACGACCTGGTGGCGTCGGCCTGCGCCGAGATCGCCGAGCAGACCCGCGATCGGAAGGCCTGCCTGATCTTCGCGGCTGGCGTGCAGCACGCCGAGCACGTTGCGGCGTCCCTGGCCACCGCCACTGGCGCCGAAGTCGCCTGCATCTTCGGACACACTCCGGATGCCGAGCGCGATCGGATCATCGCCCGGTTCAAAAAAGGCGAGCTGCGCTACCTCGTGAACGTGGCGGTATTGACTACCGGCTTCGACGCGCCCCAGGTGGACTGCGTGGCGCTGCTGCGGCCGACCCTCTCGCCGGGCCTGTACTACCAGATGGTCGGGCGCGGCTTCCGCCTGGCGCCGGGCAAACAGGACTGCCTGGTCCTCGACTTCGGCGGCAATGTGCTGCGCCACGGGCCGGTCGATGCCCTGGCCATCACGGAGCCGGGGAAGGGTGAGGGCCAGGCGCCCGCCAAGGAATGCCCGCAGTGCCAGGCGGTGATCGCCGCTGGCTTCGCCCGCTGTCCGTCCTGCGGCTACGAGTTCCCGCCGCCGGAGCGCGACCAGCACGAGCGCGAAGCGTCCTCGGCCGGCGTGCTGTCAGGCCAGGTGACCACCACCGAGCAGGCGGTGCGCGCCACCTCCTTCGCCATCCACCACAAGCGCGGCGCTCCCCCGGATGCGCCCACGACCCTGCGTGTGGAGTACGAGGTCGGGCTCGGCCAGGTCCACAAGGAATGGGTCTGCTTCGAGCACAGCGGCTACGCCCGCGGCAAGGCCGAGGCGTGGTGGCGGGCGCGCAGCCGCGATCCGGTGCCAACCTCGACGGCCGTGGCCTGCCGCCTGGCCTGCGCCGGTGCGTTGGCGCCGACCACGCGCATCACCGTTCGCAGCGTCGCCGGCGAGGACTTCGAGCGGATCATCGACCACGAGATCGGACCGATCCCCGAGCCGCGCGAACCGGGCGACGACCGCGAGGAGCCAGCCTTCGTCGTGCCCGCCTTCACTGATGACGATGTCCCCTTCTGACCCTGGAGTGCCCATGCAGATCAGCTTCGCCACCGCCATCGCCAGCCCGGAACCGGCGCGCGGCATCCTCACCTGCCTGGTCTGCGACACCCGGAAGATCACCATCACCCATCTCGACTGCCGCGCCCTCGGCAGCACCCACGGCGAGGTCCAGGTCGGACGTAACGGCCTGCGCCTCGATCCGTCGATCCCCAACCCCGAGGGCGGAGCGATCATCGGCCTGCACTGCACCTGCGAACAGGGCCACGATTCGCTGATCCGCTTCCGCCAGATGCGCGGTTCGACCATCGTCGAGCGCAGCATCCTGCCGTGGACCTCCCACCCGACCGGGATCGGGACGGAGGGATGATGTGTGTGATCCGTGCCGCGCTGTGCCTAGCCGTGGGCTCAAGTTCACCGCATGCGGCGCGTGGATCGCTTCAGCTGCGATCGCACGGAGGCAATGGCACGTGCTTGCGGCATGGTCTTCCCGGCAGCGATGTCCTGCTCTCCCATGGCTACCAAGGCCGCCGTGCGTTCGTCTTCGGTGAGAACCTGCAACGCATCTGGGAATCCGAATGCCATGCAGCACGGTTTGCCACGTCGGGTGACCAGGACGGGGCCGCTGCGCGTCGCCCTGGATACCGAACGCACGAACTGGGACCATGGCATGGTTCGGCACGGCTGTGCTTGGGTCTTCATGTGTGGTTGCGATCCATGCTGTGGGTTGTGCTGATGGCTACTGGATCCACTGATGAGAAGCCGGTCAACCGATCAT